TCAAGACGCGTTGCCTGACCTCGTTGTCCCGGACCGCCTGGAACCAAGGCTCGGCGCGCATTTGGCGGATGAGTCGTTCGAGGTCGTTGTCGAGGAGGTAAAGCGCCTCCGTCGTCGAGATCCCGACCGCCTCAAGGTTGCGCCCGACGCCGATCGTGAGCTTGCCCGCGGTGCAGCGGTAAGGCTTATTCCTCAGACCCTCGTGGTCGATCAGTTGCTTTCGCAGTCTCTCGAGGTTTATTTCAGCCACGAGACGCCGATCCCGACTTTAGCGATGAGCGCCCCGACCGCGCCGGCGACTCCGGAGGCCATGACAAGCGCCCGCCACCCGCCGCGAGCCTCGGCCAGAATCTCCCGGATCGCGTGGAGGTCCGAGCGCATTTCTCGGACGTCCTCTTTCAAGGCCAGAATCTCCGCGTCATGCCGACCTAAATCGCGCTCCATTGCGACCTCCGCCATGGTTTACTCCTCGGCCGGCTCGGGCGTATTGCCCGCGGCAAGCCAAGCTAGATATGCCTGGTAATCGTAATTTCCTTCGACCGCCGGAATATAGGCGGAGTCGGTGGTCCTAAAAATCATATCGGGGTTCGGAGTGAGTTTATACATAGTTTAGAAATCCGCGTTCGCGATGTAGTGGAAAGAGTAGTGAGTCGTGCTGTTAGCCGCTGAGCCTAGTTGAATATAGGTTCCAATAGCTTTTGTCCCGGGAGCGGAAATAGACGTGACGGCGAGAGTCGTTGCGCTGTTCGAGTAGATCGAAACCGCGTTAACGAGTCCGCCCGCTGAGTAGATTGTCAGGGTCGGGTTGGTTCGCATTTCTTTCGGAAGCGTTTGACCGTGAATAAAGAGGCGCGTGGTGGTGGTAGCGTCTGGGCTTCCGTTGATAATGCCCGACGAGTTGGTTGATCCGGCGCCGTTCGGATAGTTGTAAGATTTTTGGTAATACCGCTTACATTGCTCAAGCTCGTCGATGAAAGGCTTTTGCTCAAAGTCGCTCGCGACCGTCCCCGCCTCGAGTTGAACGCCGGTAAAATAGATCGTCGAGTTGAGCGTCTCGGAGAGGTTTACTTGCCCGATAGGTCCGTCCGCGTCGATAGCTCCCCAAGATCCGGGAGCAATCAAACGCGAGGCACCCGCGCCCGTGCAAAATTGGAGGTAAAGCCCGGCGTCGCTCAACTTGAGCCAGGTCCCCGCGCCGCCCGTATCGCCGGCGATTGTGATGGTTTTCTTTTCCCAAGTGTTTGCGGCGTTGATCGTGTATCCGAAAATGTATTGCCGCGAGCCCGCGAAGTTAGAAATCTTGCCGCCAAACGTCCCGGTCAGGCTTGAGCGGACCCAAAACGAGAGCGTTACCGCTTTAGCGCTTGCCGCACCCCAGGCGAGGTCTTCGACTTGATACCCCTCGATATAGTGGCCGAGACGTGTCGAGGCAATGCTCCCGCTCATGGTGGCCGTCGCGGTAAATTGCATTCCAAAGTAGGTTGTAAAGCCGTCGGGAAGCGTGGTCAGGGAGTTTTTGTTCTGCCCGACGACACAAGTTCCCGTGAAGCTATTCGATCCGACCCGCCAGCGGTCGACGACGTAGTCGAATCCGGCCGTTACCTCCGCCCCGCGGTTGCGTTGATCGACTTGAAAAGAGCCGTTCATGATCCGGTTACGACCGGAGCGAGAGCCCGCGGCGCTTGCGCCAATCTCAGACCATGCGCCCGCCTTGTATCCCTCAAAGGTCGCAAGGGTCGAGTTATACCGGACTTGCCCCTCGACCGGAGTCCCCGGGCGTTGCGCCGTCGTCCCGACCGGGAGGCGGGTTGCGCCCGTCCCGACGAGCTCGACGCCGGAGCTCGACCCGCGGAGGACCTCCGTCCCGCCGGCGGCAAGGGAAACGGAGTTAGCGGCGGGGGAGTACACCCCCGTATCGGCGTCCCCGTCAAATGCGACGCCTGGAGCGGAGACGGATCCCGCGGCGGCGAGGAGCGCGCCCGTCATGGTCCCGCCCGATTTGAGGAGGAGCCCCAGGTTAGCGGCGCTCACGTCGCCGAGCGTAACCCATCCGGTGTTAGTCTCATTCCTGATTTTCAGGACCGCGGGAGCGGCGCTCGTATCGACCCAAAGTTGATAGGCGAAAGGCGTCGCCGGCTCGGTTGCGCCCGAGTTGTTCGAGACAATCGCCTCGAGCGCGGCGTTGAGGTCCGCTCGGAATGAGAGTCCCGTTTGATTTGCGAGGTTATAATCATGCTGAGCCATAGGTTAATTCCTTCCGTTAGGCGGAGAGCTTCCGCCCGTATCCTTTCGCGATAACGTCAAACGTCCGCGCGACAAATGAGCCGCCCGAGTTGCGGAATGAGACGTCGAATCCCGTCGCGCTCCGGTTTGTGATCTCGTAATAATCGCCCGAGCTCATGCCGAAAGCGGTCAGCGCAACGGCCGGCGAGGTATGGAAAGGCTCGGCGAAATCGACGCGGAGTCCGCCGCTTGCGGTCGTGGTCAGGTTCCCGATGTTTAGGGTTCGATCTTCCATATCCACCGATACGCTGAGGCTCTTCACAAGCCCGTTTACGCTCGAATCAGTAGACGTAAGAATGAGCTTAAATTCAAACGCTCTTGCGGTGTACGACCCGGCAAAAAACGGTTTCCATTCCGTCCAAGTCGGGGATGCGCCTGGGTCGTCGATGGTGGTCCGGACGTAGGCGACGGCGTTGGCGTTGTCGATTTTCTCCCCGTCGATATCCGCCCAAGTGTCGATTAAGCCCGCCCGTTGGTCGATAAACGAGCCGATATTGTAGACCTCAAAGTCGATAAAGGCTTTCAGGCGGGTCGGGTAAACGGCTCCCAAGTCGATCGAGTTATCGAAGAAATACTCCCCAAAGGGAGCAACCCCTCCGATAAAGTCGAAAAGCGGGACCTCGTCGATGGTCGCGAGGAGCTCGTCGATCGTAAGTGCCGAAATCAGCATGAGCGCATTGACCGGCTCGTATACCGTGAGCGCCGTTTTAGATCCGGCAAAGGTCGGACTTTCCGTTACGGTCTCGACGACGTTTAGAGCGAGCGCCTCCGGGACCGTTGTAACGATTAGCGCCGCATTATCGGACGCGACGCCGGAGGAATCGTAAAACTTGGCGAGGTACGTCCCGGCGAGGAGCGGCGCTTGCGCGCTCGTATGAGTCCCGGCGAGAGCGGGGAGAATATCGACCGCGTCCGCCCATCGTTGACCCGTCGTCCTCGGAGTATGGCGAATCCGAACCGTACCGCCGACGAGGACGTCGAGGTCGATTGCCTTGTCCCAAGTCAGATAAGCAAGCCCCTGGTTTGGGATCATGCTGAAGTTTTCGACGTCCGCGGGAGGGGCGCTCCGCCCGTAAATCTCCCGGACGCCGAGAGCCGGGACCGACCGCGCGCCGAGGGAGTTGAGCGCGTAAACCGTGAACTCATAAAGCCCGGCCCTAGCGTCGAGGATTTCCACCTCGGAGTTGCGAGTCTCCGGGAGGAGGACTGCGTTTCCGTTGTCGATCCTGTAGCTCACGAGGTAGCTCGTCGCGCCGACCGGAGCAATCCACGACGCCGTAACCTTAACCCGCACGTCGTTGTTGTACTCGTAAAGGTTTTCGCTAATCGTCAGATTGATCGGAGTTTCAGGCTTTACGACGAGGCTTGAAATCGTCCGCTCCTCGAGCTCAATCCCGCTCTCGACGGCGTCGTATTTCTCCGGCCGGTAGGCAAGCGCGGAGATTTCATAAATCCCGGGCTCGGGCTCGGCGACGGAGATTACCCGGAAATATTGATTCTCGATCGCGGGCGTCTGAAGCATCCAAACGCTCGGCGCCCCAGGCGCTTCCGAGAATGGAATCCCCACCGACAAGACGCGACCCGCGGCCGACGTTACGGTCCGGACCTCGACCGCTCCCGTCTGGAGCATGACGGAGAGCTCGGCGCCGACCGGGTCGACGGAAAGGTCCGAATCGACCGTGACGGAGTCAACCGTACCCGCGGCAATGCGTCCGCCCATGCGCTCGCCGGCCCTAACCGGGTCCGAGATCGCGACGACTTGTCCCGGGCGGACCATTGCGCCCTCGAGCCCGGTCCGAAAGGAAACGGTCTCGCTCTCGTTTTGCTCGGTGTATAAAAGCCATTTACCGACCCGGATCGCTTGCGCTTCGGACGTGCATCCCATCGCCGCGATTTCGGTTTCGATAATCCCGAACCTCGCGACGGCGTCCGCGTCCTCGACGTAAGCGACCTTTTGCCGGTACATATCCGAGGGGTCTAACCACGTTACGAGCGCGACCGAATGGCGGGCTTTCAGGCTTGCGCCTTGGTAGGTAAACGCTCCGTCAATTACGTTTGCCGCCGTGAACAAATAGGACGGGTCGGTCGGGGCGTCTTGGCTTAACGTGAGCGTTCCGCCTTGCCAGAAAAGCATACCGCGGAAAATCGCGGCGAGGTTTTGGATAACCTTAAAAGCCTCCTCGCGGCTTTGAATGTAGAGGTTAGCCGAGAATCGCGGCTCGAGCCCGCCTTTTCCATTCGGGACGAGCTCGTCGGCATAGCGCCCCGCCTGGTAGAATGCCCATTTATCAATCGCGCTCTCGTCGAGGTAGGAGCCCAAGCCATAGCGCGCGGACGTCAGGAGATCGAAGAGGACCCAAGCCGGGTTAGACGTCCAGCTAACGCGGTAGTTTCCCGTCCAAGGGTTCCCGTCATACTCGAGAGACCCGTCCTCGCGCGTCGTCGTGTTGTCCGGCACCCGGACTTTGATTCCGCGGATATGATAGCCGCGGGTCGGGAGGGTCGAGAATTGCGAGGCGTCGAGGACCATTCCGACGAGCGCGGAGTTAGGGTAGCGAAGTTTCGACTCGATAATTTCGGTAATGCTCGCGACGAAAAGTTTATTTTGAATGTAGGCGCTAGTTGATTCCGCGGCGAGGCGCTCGACCTTAATCGTCCAAGGCGGATCTCCGGCGAGCTTCACGACGTAGGAATGCTGGTACGGGCTCGACGCCTTTCCGATGATATATTCCTTCACCTGGGAGGCGTAGGGCCCGCCGTTCGAGGAAAGGGAAATTTCGATCGGTATATCCGTTCCGCGGATATCGCCGGTATTGATATCGGTGACGGTGAGCGCCGGAATCTGAATCGTGATCCGGACGGAGTCGAGGTCCGCGTTGGTAATCGTCCGGACGTAAGGAGTCGCGAGCTTCACCTCGGCGCCGACGTTGATTTGATTTTCAACCGACGGAAACCCCTCGATGTAGTCTTGCGCTTGGGTTCCCTTGCGCTCCGTCCAGGCGATATCGGCAAAGTTATTGACCGGGACGCCGTTAATCAGGGTTTGGAGGGGAGTATCGTCGAGGTAAATCGAGCGCGCCCCGTCGACAAGCCCCTCGATTTCGCCCTCGGAGACGACGTCGAGGATCCGCGCGTAGCTTTTAGAAACGAGCGTATCCTTTTGCTCAGCCATTTATAAACCTATCGTAAAGGGTTCGATTTCAAACCAACCGAAATACCCGGACCCGAGTTGCTCCGTCGACGTGCCGGCGCTCACGACGGCGCTTCCAACGATGAGCGAGCCGTAACAAAGCGCGACGGGTTGACCTTGTTGCGTCGTATTTACGGGTCCGTTGAAGAGATAAGAGGGGCGGTTAGACTCGGATTCCTGGGGCGCCGTGACCTTGGGGTTAGGCGTGAGAATGCCGGCGACGCCATTCAGCGCAAGGTTTACCCCGACCGCCATTCCTACCTTGCCAAGCAACGCAAGCGAGCCGCCCCCCGTTGCCGGAGTAAGGAGGACCGCGGCCGTTACGAGAGCCGCCCCGACGAGAATTTTTCCGACGTCGCCCGAGCCGGAGATTGCCGGGACAATCCGGATCGACTCGCGGCCGGCGGGGTTGTGGAGCTCGTCGAGCCCCAGGTCCTCGCGGCCGATGCCGACCCGGTAGCCGACGCCTCGAGCGCCGGAGTCGATTAAATGCTTTTCAAAGCCTGGAAAGTTGACCGTCAGCGCGCGGATAGCCTCCGCCGGCGTCCGGATAGCAAAGCGATGCACCCGCCCGAAGCGCTTTCCGAGCTCGCCGTAGAGCTTAACAACGCGCAAGTTTGCCATGCCGGAGGGTTGCGACCGTGTGTTTTTGGTAGTGGCCGTTGTAGACTTCACGCGTCGAAAGTCTCCCCTCTAAATGGTGCAAAATAACCCCGTCTCCCAGGTAAATCGCGGCGTGAGAGACGACGTTATTAAATAGCTGTAGTAGAAAAATATCCCCGCGACGGGGGTTCGCTTCAAATACTTTCTCGAATCCCGCTTCGCGGTATTTTTCTAAGTAGAGTTGCTCGCCGCGCTCCCAAAACTTTCCGCGTCGGTCGAAATCGGGGAGCTCGATTTTGAATTCCTGACGGTAAAAGTCTCGAATAATGGTGTAGCAATCGAGGACGCCGAGGGAGTATTCCCGCCCGATCAAAGGCGCCTTATATCCGCAGGGCTCGAGGTAGTCCCATTCGCCGGCCGGGACGGAGACGATATACCAAGGGAGTCCAGACGCCTCGCAAGCGACCCGATCCGCCTGGGAGGGTTTTGGCGATTGTTCGACGTGGGAATGGAATACCGCCACAATATCCCCGCGGTCCTCGGCGGAGGCGTAGTCGTCGGGATGGAGGATAAAGTTTTGCGCGTCCTCGGCGATATTGCGGCAAGGGAAAAACTCCTCCTTACCCTTGCGGACGAGGACAAGCCCGCAAGCCTCCCGCGGCGCGTTCCAAAGCGCATACTCGAGAGCGAGGCTTTTAGTATTGGGGCGCATTACCTAAACAACCCGGCGCCCGGGAATCCGCCGAAGGGGAGTTGAGCGACCTCGCCGAATCGCGCCTTGCAGGAGCTCAAGCGCTTGCCGCAACGGTCGAGCGCCTGGGTTGCGACGGGCTCGTCGGACGTGTCGAAATAGTTCGTTCCGGCGTAGCCGCATTCGGTCCCGCGATACTTAAACGGACAAGTGTTTTGAATGATCTGGCGCCTAGGGAGCGCTATTCCGGCCAGGTCAAAGGGAGCGGCGAGCTCGAAAACGACCGCGTCCCGCGCCTCGGAAACCTTGCGGTCGACGATATAGACGTCCGCGGGGAATTCGGCCGTAGGATCCGCGAGCGCGTTTCCGGCCGCGAAGTTGACCGCGTCGAGGTATTTCGCAAGCGTTCGCCGGCGTGTGAGCTTTGCTCCGAGGAGATCCCCAAAGGTGAGAATGAGCGCCGTAATTGAGCCGAAAACGTTAGAGACCGAAAGCCTTGGGCGTGGGATTTGGCCGTTACCCGTTAGGTCAAACCCCTCGGCTTGGACGGGAAAGCGCGTATAGGTCTCCCCGTTCCATACGATATTCTGCGAGAGCTCATTCGTCCCGGCGTGGAAGCGGTAAACCTGGTCGCCCAAGTCGGTCAGGTCGAGTTCGAAAAGCTCGATAACCGCGGAAGGAGCGAGCTTCTGAATTTCCGCCGAGAGGCTCACGGCTCAAAAACCTCCTCGAACGACGCCGAGACCGTGTAAAAATCATGCCGGTCAATCGAGCGGGACCATTCGCGGCAAATGAACTTTTTACCGACCGCCTCGTCGGGCGGAGTCCATTCAAACGCCTCAACCCCACCTCGAGCGTCGAGGAATGCGAGGATTGCATCCGCCTCGACCTTTGACCGATTCTGAAACCGGAGGTTCCAGACGTCGGGGTTGCGGTTGATTCCCCAGGATTGGCGTTGCTCGTACCCATCGCCGAATTGAGCGGCGCGGACCCGCGGGCGCTTGCTAACGGTTGCTCCGAAATCAGGGACGTAAACGAAAATCACGCGAGGAGTCCTCCGGGACGTTTCTGCGAAATAAGCTCGCTCCGGACGGCCGCGGCAATCGCGCGCCCGAGCTCGGCGCCTTGGCGGTCGCCGGCGACTTGCTCCCCGCCCGACGTGTTGACGGTAACGCTCACGTTAAAGGTTTCCCCTGGGGCGCCTTGCATGGCGACCGGGATCCGCTTTCCGTCCGGGAGCGGGACGTAAGCCTCGGGAGTCC